AGGCAAGTGAGTTACTTGCTTGTGTTTTTCACGGGTTTACTGTTTCGGAATTTAAGCCGAAACATGGACCCGGAGCTGTGGCAACTGGTGAAACTGGTGCTGAAAAGAATATTTTCAGCCGCCGTTATCGTTCCTTGGATTGGTATTTCTCTTTTGAGAAGTACTTTTCATTGAATGATAATCACCTGTTGGACCATAAACACTGGTATGATCGTGTAGAACACCTAGATACCCCGACGGCGAAAGTCGTTTTGGTACCTAAGGATTCTCGCGGTCCTCGCCTCATATCATGTGAGCCTCTGGAAGTCCAGTGGATTCAACAAGGAATCATGAAAGAATTGGTTCCTTATATTGAGTCCAACCCCTTTACGGGGGGGCAAGTGAATTTCACTTGCCAGGAAATCAACAGACAGCTCGCGCTTTACAGCTCGCGCTCTTGGGAGGTTCCCAAGACCACTATCCGATGGACTGAGCAATCAGTGTGCGGATTAGGTATTCGTCGTCATCATCCTAAAAAGGTAGTGATTAAGAATATCCATGAGTTTGTAACTCTAGATATGAAAGACGCATCGGATCGCGTGTCCCTCAAACTAGTCGAGAGACTATTTGATAAAACCCCGCTGCTCGGCTACCTAAAAAGTAGCCGGTCAGCGGCCACGCGACTCCCTGATGGCCGGACAGTGACGTTAGCGAAGTTTGCACCTATGGGATCAGCTTTATGCTTTCCCGTAGAGGCTCTTTGCTTCTGGGCATTGTCGGTTGCGGTTGTACACATGACGAACAAAGGAACATCCTGGCAGAAAGCTGCCAAAGATGTGTTCGTTTATGGTGATGACATCATAGCCCGCCGGGAAGTCTATCCGGCGGTAATGGCGGCTCTTAACAGTGTTGGACTAAAATTCAACACTGACAAGTGCTGCGTCTCAGGGTTCTTTCGAGAATCCTGTGGGTGTGACGCCTTTAATGGCGTCGATGTAACACCTGTGCGCTTGCGCAAGACCTGGAGTCATCATGGTGGTTCAAATGCCACTCAGCTCGTATCGTATGTGAGTTTATCTAACTCACTATACATGCGAGGCTATCGCCGAGCGGCGGAATACATACGGACCGAGGTGGAGCGCCTTTTTGGCGCCCTACCAAACGTTCCGTATAAAATAACGCAAGAGCAGGACATTCCAAGTCCTGGCAACTCTTACGCTGTTAGCCGAGTAATCGGCTTCCATCGCGAGGACGAGCCCCTTGGCTACGTCAATGCTTCCCTCAATACCGCGAATTCGCGGTACACAGGGGGTGCGTCTCGGTTCAATTGGACCGGCACGTATCATAAGCAGATCCGTGGTCTAGTGGTTTACCCGGTGTACAAAAAGTACAGCGTGAACCACCGGAACGAGTTGATGCGCAGTTTAATCTGCGGGTCAACCGGGGCCGAAGTGGGCGTTTATGCGGTGCCTCACCGCAGTCGCCTGAAACGAG